ACCATATGAGAGCTGAACCTTATCACCAGATTACGGGGTACTTCGTTTACTTTGACACGCTTCAGAATCTGAGCTTCACGGGTTGGCAACCAGTGCTTGGTGTCAGGTGTTGACCTGCAAACACGGAATATATTCTGTAAGTGCTCCAGCGACTGCAAGTCTCCTGAATCATGCCATCTAAATTCTTTGTGAGGTTTTATTAATTGTATCATTGCATCAACCCAGCCTGGATGTTGAAGAGCTTCCAGTCGACGCTCCATCGCAGACTTAACAGGCCTGAACCTGTAACGGCCTTTCAATGCATAACAACCAAAACAAACAGAGCCTGGTATCTTGGCCAGCTTCTGGCCAGTGATGCATTTATAAGCGGGCAAATTATAAGCAGGTCCAGGCATCTTGCTGGGCTTGCTTAAACCTCCGACAATTTTTTCTAAATCTTTTTTTAACATAATTTATCCTTTCTATATCCTATATAGTCCCTTAACCTGTAAATGTCAAGCGCTTGTTGCTTGAAGCTTGGCGCTTGCTGCTTGTGGCTTCTGGTAGGTCTCACCCAGAATTATTCCTAACGCTGCCGCGCATAGCATCAAAGACCAATGGGCCACTTGATCAGGCCTGGCGCGGTTCGTTAAACGCTACTTATCCAGGTTCCTTTATCGCACTGATCCCTGATCACTCGCCCTACGAACGGCCGATTTCAAGCAAGTGATCAGGGATCAGCACCATCTAAACGAGTAGATGCTGATCCCTAACTAGTTAATCAAAAAAATTGCCTTTTACCCATCTCCAGGTATTTTTTGGTTCTCCCTCTTCTGGGCCAAACCAGGCACCATCTCCCAGGGGTAATTCTTTGTTGGCCTCCTCCATAGTTTTAAATTCATACTCTTTATTTTCATAAATAAATTTTTTCACTTTGACCTCCCTTCCAATTTTTTAACTCTATTCTGTAAACCCTCTATTAATTGATCTTGTAATAAACTGTATTCTCTTTGTTGTTTGATCATGTCAAATAATTTTTTGATCATGCCCAAAGTATCCAAAGATATTTCGTTTTGTTTTTTATGTAGTTCTTCGTTTGTCATATTTTATCCTTTCTGTGTGTCTGTTGACGCCGTCCCTGCTTCAGAAGGTAGACCAGAGCACCCGTCGGTGAATATAGTCTGCTAACACTGGATCGGTGTGAGCGTCAAAGACAAATACACTATACCAGGATAGTCCCAGATAGTCAAGGACAATATTGTCGCACCTAGTTTAGAATCATTCTAAACTGCCATGCAACCATAGGTTGCATGGCTTTTGAATTAGAGCTTTGAAAAAAGATAATTTCATAACTCCAATATAATACTTGACTATCCTATTTACAAGTGGTAATTAAATTTTTATGAAAGGAAATATAAATATGCAAAAACAAAAAAGACTAACTCTTAATAGTGAAAAAAGAACTGCAATAGCAAATGTATTTCAATCTCACTTTGAGAGAGAAGAAAGTCCTGTAATGAAAAAATATTACAAGGCAAAAGAAACTTACAATAATTTCAGATCACAAATGAAAATCTTTGTTGAAAAAATTGTAAGAAATCAACAACCAATGGAAGATGTTGAAACTATTAGATCAATGATAAAAAAATATGATAGATCAGGTGGTGAATTGTTTGAAGATAATTGTTTCGTCTTTAGACATGACTATACAAAAGTAGATGATGAGGGCAATGAAACAAATGATTATGATACTTGCCATGTTAAATTTGGTTTAGGTCGTAAATTTGGTTTAGCTTATTATCGTGATGATATGAAAGCAAAAAATCTTGATCCTGACTTTTGGTATCGTTGGGGTAGAGATGATAGAAGAAACCCAAGATTTTATGATTGCGAAACTGCGTGTGAAAAATATCTTGGCTATAACACTTCTTCCAATGATGATAAGTCTGTAATTACTCCAAGAGCAGAATGGAAATCAGATTTTAATTTATGGGTTATTGGAACTTCTTATTGTCATACAAGACAATTTAAAGTTGATGAAGATACTTTTAATGTCTTGAAACAATTCAATGACGCAAAAGAAAACTTAATCTTGTGCCATGAAAAAATCTTTGACTACGTTGAAGATAAAATGAAAAAATTAAGATTAGGTTTAAAATCTTATAGATATTTCGACCAAGCTAAATCTTTGGCAGATAAACTCGGAATTGCACTCAACGAAAGTGTTTTAAATGAGAGTAGCAGTTTAGCTTTATCTGTTTATAGTCCTGAAAACTTGGCAAGTCTTTTGGAAGATAAGGTTGAAATGACTAGAGAAGAAAAAATCGCTATGTTTAGAAATCAACAAAATATTTCTGTAAATTAGTGGTTGACAAACTAGGGACAATCCTGTATTGTCCCTAGTAGAAAGGATAACAAACACATCACTAGACAAGGCAAACATGATGACAAGTCTAGATATGGCACATCAAAAAAAGGTGTACCTTACTATGTCTATTATGATTTAGACGCACATGGATATAGAACTGCGACTACTGCGTGGAAAGTGAGGCACTAATGGCTTATAATTGGTGTCATGGTCCTGAGTGTCATACTAAACACACTCAGGATAGAATTAGAGGCAACAAGGGCAATAAGGTTTTGAGGACTAGAAAGATAACCGAGAACAATTGGAACAGGGAAACAGTTTGGTCACATTTTTGTAGTCAAGGTTGTTATACTGATTTCATGAATAGGCATTGGGCTGAGCAGATTAGATTGCACCCAAGAACCGAGCCGCTCGAAACTCCTATTGAAGTTAAACGAACAGCACGCGAGGGTTCTTCTTATCACTATGATAGTAATGGGCAACTTGAAAGACGACCACACACTTATTACACAAATGAAATAGTTGACAGACCTACTGAAAACTGATAAGGATAATCCTAGAAAGGATAAATAATATGGAACTAAATGAAAGTAAATTAAAAGTTATCACAGACTCAAACGATGAGCCTACACTAGAAGAGGCTCAAGAGTTTGTAGGTGGACTTGTAGAAGGTATTACATTTCCTAATGGTGATTACTTAATTATAAATGAGGAAGGTAAGCTGATGAACTTACCTTTAAACTCAGAAGCGACAATGATGTGGCGTGCAACATTTACCAAGGATAAATATCTATTTGGACACGACGATTTTGTTGTTGGTCCTGCAATCTTGATCAAGGCAAAAGCGCTCAAGCGTTGGGCAGCTTAACCTTTCTGCCCTAGGCGCTAACGCGCCTAGGGATCCTAAACTAAATCCAAAAATCAATTATAAGTTGTGCCCCACCCCCCTTTTTTTGCAAAAGGGGTCCCACTACTACAGGTTGTATTGCATGATTTACACATTCGTGT